TTAACGCTTAAAGAACGCTTGAATCTCTTCGGTTTTGTTGGTTTTTTCCCAAGTGAATTCCTCTAATTCTCGCCCAAAATGCCCATAAGCTGAAGTGAGCGAATAAATGGGCCTTAACAGATCCAAGCTTTCAATAATGCCTTTTGGCGTGAGTTTGAAAACCGATCTCACGCATTTTTCTAGCTCCGCGCTTGAATGCTTGCTCGTGTTATGCGTATTCACATAAACAGACACCGGCTCTATCACCCCAATCGCATAAGCAAGCTGCACGGTCGCTTTATCGCAAACCCCACTCGCTACCAAATTTTTAGCCACATAGCGGGCCGCATAAGCCGCGCTCCTATCCACTTTACTAGGGTCTTTCCCGCTAAACGCTCCCCCCCCATGCGGGCAACTCCCCCCATAAGTATCCACGATGATTTTTCTGCCCGTCAAGCCCGCATCGCCTTGCGGCCCACCAATAACGAATTTTCCTGTAGGATTGACAAAAAACTTGATATTGTCATGCAAATATTCTTTGGGTAAAACCTTATACACGATCTCTTCAATCACGGCTTCTTTTAAATGTTTTTGCGAAACTTCTGGGGAATGTTGGGTGGAAACGACAATCGTATCAATGCTTACAGGCTTGTTGTTTTCATAACGCACGCTCACTTGAGACTTGCCATCAGGCCTTAAAAAAGGCAGAGTGTTGTCTTTTCTTTTTTGAGCCAGAGCGAAAGTGAGCTGGTGCGCTAAATGAATGGGTAAGGGCATGAGCGTTTCAGTCTCCTTGCACGCATAACCAAACATAAGCCCTTGATCCCCCGCCCCAATCTCGCCATCTTCTCTATCCACGCCTTGATTAATATCAGGGCTTTGCTCGCCAATGCCATTTAAAACCGCCGCGCTTCTATAATCAAAGCCATAAAGAGCGTCTGTATAACCAATCTTTTTAACCACTTCTCTTGCAATCTCTTGCATAGGGGCATAAACAGAAGTTTTTAACTCGCCAGTGATCATGCAAAACCCGTTAGAAACTAAAGTCTCGCATGCGACTTTGGCTTTTTGATCGCGCTCAATAATGTAATCTAAAACCGCATCGCTGATTTGATCAGCCATTTTATCAGGATGCCCCTCGGTTACTGATTCAGAAGTGAAAAGAAAACTATCTTTCATTGATTGTCCTTATTAAAATAATCATTCGTATTCAAAATGGGCTTATTATAGCTTATTTCACAACTTCAACAAAACCACACACTAAAAACCTGAAAAATACAAAAACAAAAATCTTTTTTAAGAGCCACAAGATAGGGAGCTTATTTGAAAAAAATAAGTAATTTTTGGCACTCAAAAACCCATGTCGGTGGTTAAACTTTTTGTCTCACAAAAAAACAAATATTTTTAAAAGCTTAACGCATTTTAAACTTATAAACGCCTATAGAAGGGCGTTAAAACACGAAAGGAGCCTCAAAATATGAGACAAACAAGAGAGACAGAAACAAGCTTTAACCAGCTTAAGGAAATCACTCAAAGCATTCAAGCGCATCAAGCGCTTAAAACTAACCAAAACGCCAATGTGAGCAAACTCACACCTAAACGCGCGGCTCAAGAGCCTAAAAGGCGCGCACAAGGAAATTGCGTTCTAAAGCCTACAAAAAAAGCCTTTAGCGAGAGACAAAAAACCACGATTAGAGAGCTAATACAAGAAAGCGCTAACGCAAGGACTAAAACCAACCAAGCCAACCAAAAAGGAGACAACAATGCTAAAGCCTAATAAAAAACTTAACAGGCCTTTAGAAAAAAAAAGGACGGATCGTTTTGAATGGTCGTTAATAATAGCGTTTAGCTTGATTCTAGCTACAACTTACGCTTTAAGGAGTCTATTATGAACACTTTCACACTATACACGCGAGATTACAAAGGCGAAGCGACTCTATATCTCAACTATCACGATAACAAGAATAAGCGTTTTAGAGTGAGCTTAAGAAAAGCCACGGATTGCTTAAAGATGGATACCGACACAGCCTTAGAATATTTCAAAGACAAAAAGCTTAAAGAGATCTTAGCTTTTGTTAATCGTTTAGAAGCGATAAAAAACGCCAATAAGCGCGTTAAAAACGCCGAAAAACAAACGCATAGGATTCAGTCAAAGATCACCATACTTCAAGCGTTAAATCGTTTTCTATCGTTAAAAATAGGACTAAAACAAACGAGCCTTAATTCTTTAGAAAATGTTTTCAATAGCATTTTTAGCGTGATGGGCCTAAAAGAAAGCGACAAGCTCAAAAAGATCACTAAAGAAAAGATCGCACAATACCACCAAGCCACGCTAACACTCTACAGAAAGAACACGATCCACAACTTCAACGCTAATCTAAAAAGCTTTTTAGCGTTTTGTGAGAGAGAGCGGTTTTTACCTCAAAATCCTTATTATACGATCACACTCAAAAACGCGCTAACAGCCAAAGCGATCGAGCCTTTTAATTTAGAAGAGGTTAAAACGCTCATAGAGAACGCTCCAACATTACGCTTAAAAGCGTTTTTAGTGGTAGCGTTTTTTACAGGCGCACGAACCGGCGAGCAGTTAGCATTACAATGGAAAGACATTGACTTTAAAGAAAAAACGATCACTATTAACAAGTCCTTAAACGAACTAGGAGAAATCACAAGTCCTAAAAACAATCCAAGCATTAGAGAAGTTGATCTATTAGAGCCAGTGGAGAAAATCCTAAAAGAGCTTAAAGAAAGCGAACCGGATACTAAAAAATTCGTTTTCATAAACATGCCTAAGCGATCAAGTATCTTTCAAAGGCATTTCAAAAAACTTTTAAAAGCCTTGAACTTGAAAGACAGAAAGCTTTACACCACACGCCACACTTTTGCAAGCTTGATGCTAAGCCAAGGCGAAGAACCCATGTGGGTCAGCAGAATGCTAGGTCATAAAGATTTAAACACGACTTACAGCACTTACAGCCACTACATACCTAAACAAGACAAAGAACGAGCGAAATTCACAAAGGGATTATTATGATTAAAAAGGAAACCAACATGGAAATTTTTCAATACCTAGCTTACCAAACGATCAAAGAAAGCAATACGGATTTAAGTTTTTTTGATTTCATCCAAAAATTAGAAAAACTCCAAAAAACGCATACGATTAGATCCAGCGTTTGCAATGTGAGAAATAAGCGCGTAACGAGCTATTCAATCTTACTCCAAAAAAAGGCGGTTTGAACATGACACAAGAAAAACTAAAACCGATCGATTTAGAAGTTTTAATAGCGCTCAACAAGAAAGCGTATTTACCTAAAACAGCCGACAAGATTTCAAAAGATCTCAGAATTGATTACTACTACACGCTTAATATTTTTAAAAAGCTTGAAGCTAAAGGCTTATGCATTCAGTGGATTATCAATAAAAAGAAAGAAAAAGAAAAGAAAAACAACTATTACAAGGTTTGTTATTTAAGCGATCTTGGGAAAGATTTATGCACCTATTTAAAAGCTTTAAAAAGCTCTAAAACCAAAAAAAAGGATCAACAATGAATTACATCCTAAAGCAACCAATGAAATTTGGTTATACGCAAATCTCTAATGAAATTTGCGACGACGAACGAGTCTCTGACATAGCGATAGCGATCTATGCTTATATCAAAAAGCACTCAACCACTTTTAAGCTCTGCATTGAAGACATAGCCAAACGATTTAATAGGAACACAAAAACGATTTACAAGTACCTAAACGAATTGAAAGATTTAGGTTATATCAATTTTGAAAAGGAACGAAAAGATGACGGCACATTTTCTAAATTTTTTAGATTTATCATGGGAAATTATTCTCAAAATCCCAGCAAAAAACAAGCTAAAAGAGACGATAACCATGAACCAAATAACGGATCATGGTTAAACCACCAAAAACAAGCCTCTAACGCCGATGATACCGAAGCTCAATCCATGAGCAATTATTTTCCAGCTTTTACCTTAAAAAGAAAAAATAAAAATAAACATGAAAATATACGCTCAAGCGAAAATTTTTCAACGAAAGAATTTGATGAAAAAAAACAAGTTTTCTCAAACGATCGAGATCTAAAAAATTCCGTCAAAGATTCTTCTTTTAAAAGCTCAAATATTTCTAATCTTAGTTTATTTGATCGTTTTAGTGCTTTTTTTAGCTCTATTTTAGGGAATTTAGACACGAAACACTTGAACCAATACGAAAGGTTAGCTTTTGAAGAATTTTTGAATTATCGCAACGAGAAGCACAAATTAAGCTATAGCACTAAAAAAGCGCTTTTGCACCAATGCGAAGCCTTGAAAGCGCAAGGATGCGATTTAGTGGCTTGTATCAACCAATCCATACGCCGAAACTATAATGAAATCTATGAGGTCATGCATTTTGAAAAGCCAAGCTGCCAAAGCAAAGCCAAAGGCGAAGAAGTCATGGATCAGTTTGAGTATAACGATTGCTATAACGGCTTTATTTTTGGTAGGTGAAATCATGCGATCGTGGAATTACAAGCACGCTAACAAGAATTTCAAGCCAAAGGTATGGACGAATAGCATTTTAATAGAAAACGGGCTTTTGGAGATTTTAGGATTGCTTAAAATCATAGAAAATCGATCCCGAAGCCAGGTAATAGAGCGCTTGATTATTTTTTACCTAGAAACGCAGAAAGGACAAAGCAATGAGAAAGCATGGAAACGATCACAGCGAGCTTATAAAAGAATTCTTATTAACCAAACAAAAAAAAATAAGCTTAAGAGAAAGCAACTTGAAAGAATTAAAAAGGCTGAAAAGAAAAAACAATTACAAATTAGCGCAAATCGTGCGTTTAGCTATTTTGAAAGGTCTTAAGCAATTCAAAAATGAAAATCTTTTAGTGCATTTGACTTTAAAGGAATTTGACAGCTTTTTAGAAATTTTAGAAGAAAAGAACCAAAAGAAACGATAAAGGAAACGACATGGAAAATTTGATAATGAAAAGTTTTTTAGACTATCCGCAACACATAGAGGATTTTTTACAAGACATCAGCGTTAAAAGTTTTAATCCATTTAATCAAAAGCTCATCAAGGTTTTAATCGGAATGAACCAAAGGAACCAAGTACCAAGGCTTGAAACGATCAAGCTTAGGATCGGAGAAAAGGATTTTCAAAGCGAAGAGTTTAAACGCATTTTAGAAGCGGATAGCTACCCGGATTATTTGAATTTGAAAAGCGATTTTAAAACATATTTGTGTTTTCAAATGCAAGAACATCTCGCCAACAAACTTAAAGAAGCCACGCGCAAAAGTGAAGTTTTTGATTATGAATTTTTGAATAAATACATCAACCTGGGAATCGTTAGAAGTGGTAAGTATTTTTGGGAATGGGAGGAATACTTTAGTAATAAGCCTCCTATTGAAAAGGTAGAAACTGGTATTAACTATTTAGACATCATCACAGAAGGAGGCATTGAATTAGGACAAATAGTTTTACTTAGTGGCGATCCCGAAGCCGGTAAAACGCTTTTAGGTGTGCAGTTTTTAATGAACGCGCAACAACAACACAAGGTAACTTATTTTGGTTTTGAATTTAGCGTTAGGAAGCACATTGAAACCTTAAGGAGTAAAAATTTTAATATTAAAGCGGATAACTATTTTATAGACGATCAAAGTTGCGAACTAAACGATCTCATTTCTCAAATACGATCGCTATCCAAAGAGGGACATAAGGTTTTTTTAATAGACAGCCAAATGAAGATCCAAGCGCCAATCGTAGGAAGGACTATTGAAGAAATAGAAACTTCTAAATTTAGCGCTTTAGGTGAAACCGCTAGGAGCTTGCAGGTGTTGATTATTCTCATTGTACAAAATTCTAAAAACGACAGCTACACGCCAACAGGATCACGCAAAGGTGGTCATGAAGCGCATTTGATGATTCGCATAGAACGGATAAAAAGGAACGAGTTACCACACATTAAAGACTTTAACGAGCGAGCTAAGCACCGAAGAATTGTTATACTAAAGAACAAGCAAACAGGTTTAAGCGGTTATAGGTATGTTAAAAATGTTGATTATCGTTTTTTTGAAGTGGATTATAACGGATCTGGACAACAATTCCAACATGACGAACATGAAGAATACGGAGGCTTAATATGAAAATCACTAATTTAGCGCCACTAAAAGATCGTATTCAAATCATGGAAGTTTTGGAGAGTTATATTGATTTTCACAAAGTTGGAGCGAATTTCAAAGCGTGCTGTCCTTTTCATGATGAAAGAAGTGCAAGTTTTATTGTAAGTCCTGAAAAAAATATTTACCATTGTTTCGGGTGTGGTGTGAGCGGTGATGCCTTGAAGTTTTTGCAAGAATACAAAAAATTAAGTTTTCTTGAAGCCGTTGAAGAAGTGGCTAAAATCTATAATTATCCTTTAGAATACGAAACCGATGCTAAAATTGAACGCAACAACCATTTAAAAGAAATTTTAGCTTACGCTAACAACCTTTTTAAAGAACGGCTAAAAAACGAGCCGAAAGTGTTGAACTACCTCACGCAAACGCGCGCGATTAGTTTAGAAATGATAGAAGCTTATGATTTAGGTTATTGTTTGCATGGTGATTTAGAAGTTTTGAAAGAACGCTTTAATGCTGATGATTTGATCGCATGCGGTCTTTTCTCTAACAAAAACGAAGACAAAGAATTAAGAAGTTTTTGCAACTACCGCATTACAATTCCGTTAAAGGATAGCAAAGGCCAAATTAGAAGCTTTAGCGCGCGTTTGTGTATCCCAAGACTTCTAAAAGCTAACAACGCTCCTAAATACCTTAACGGCAGAGAAACAAGCCTTTATAATAAAACCTTTTTCTTATATAACTACCACCGAGCGCTTGAAACGATTAAACAAAAGAAGCAGGTTATTATATGTGAGGGATTTTTTGATGTGTTAGCGTACGAACATTTTTATTATAAAAACGCAATTTGTACAAGCGGCACCGCATTCACTAAAGAACATTTAGCGTTTTTAAATAAGCTTAATGTGGAGTTGTGTTTTAGTTTTGATAACGATAACGCCGGAACAGAAGCCACCATTAGAGCGCTTGATTTGTGTTTGAAAAACCATGTAACCAACATGAGCGTTATTAAGATCAAAGACTCAAGTGTTAAGGATTTAAGCGATTACCAAAAACTAAACAAACGACCTAACCTAGCCAAAATTAACGGCTTTAAGTTTTATTGCTCCTATTTGTTACGAGCAGAACTATCCACGCCACAAAAGGATTTAAACTACAGAAATATTTTAAAGATCCTTGAAGCTTTTGAACCTTTCATGCAAGCGGATTTACTCAAAATCTTAAATTCATTTTTAGCGCAAAAAAGCGTTAAAACCCTTAAGCAGAAAAATTTACCCGGTAAATTAGATCTACTAGAAGCGAGAGTCTATGCAACGATGCTTGAAAGCGAAGAGTTTAGGTACATTGCAAGGCGCTTTTTAACGCCAAGCGATGTTAAATATCCTACATTTTTTAAAAGGATTGTGTGCAGTGATTTTAGAGGTTTAGATTTTTTGAAAAAATTTAAAACTATTCCTGAAAGCTATCAAAAAAGCGCTATTGTGGAACTCAAAACCAAAGGCTTGAAAAATTCTTTAGCGGTTGCGCTAGATTGCAAGGATTACGCTTTAGCTGAAGCGATAAACGCTAAAATTAAAGAAATTCAAAAGGGTTAATGCATGAGTTGGATTGATATAAGCGTAAGTCCTGGATCTAGCTCTCAAGGCTCTAACGCTATTTTAAGCGGTTTTATCCAGTCTTTAGGTAATGCTTTAAATAACGCGCATTATGGAGGTATTAGCGGATTTCCTAGACAAGTCGGCAATGAAAACGATCAAATCGTAGGATACTATGATGATCCTAACGGCTATTACTCCGTGATTAGAAAATTCTTAGCGCAGAAAAACTATTATTCTAATGAACGGCTAAAAAACGCTTTTGGACGCCTTATAAACCATCAAAACCGCATCAACCAACTCACACAAGAAATAAGGGATAAAGAAAACGCCATTAACAGCCTGAATAATGAAATACACCACATAAACCAAGAAATAGACAAGCAAAACCAAGCGATAAGTAACCTAAACCAAGAAACAGCGAACTTGAATAACGAAATTAACGCGCTAAAGAATGCAATCAAACAAGAACAAGAAAAATTAAACGCTTTAGAATTAGGAACGAGTAATAAAAATCAAATTGAAGAAAGCTTGAAAAAATTAGAAAAACTTAAAGAAGAACTCAAACGGCTTAAAAAAAAATCCAAATGGAAGAAACAATTTAATTTTTTGACCGATAACTCTCCTAATAAAGAAGCCAAACAGCAACGCGCCTTACAAGCAAGCCAAGAACACGCAGCTTTTTTAAACTTTTTTTTAACTGATCCTTATGCGATACTGCCTAAAGGCTTTATTTATGAATACCATAACCCAGGCAAAGAAACCTACAACGCTCTAAACGCTCCTAACAACATGGACGGCATCAATAACCAGTTTAAAGTCAATGCACTAAACCAGGTTTTAGATAACAGCTATCAAAAGTTTTTACCCGGTAATGATAGCTACAACGCTTTAGGCTCTATAGAACAAGTGAAAGCCTTGAAGTTTTATGATTTGGTTTTGAATTACCATCCAGAAAGCGAGAATACACAAAGCGCCTTATTTTTCAAACAGATCTCCCAATACGCCAAAGGCTTAAGGCTTAAGATCTTAACGGCTAAAACTAGCAAGAAAAATTTAAAAAGGATTGAAGAATTAGAAAAAACCATTAAACAAGAGCAAGAGCGCTTAAACGACAAAGACTTGAACGATTTAACGCAAGACCTACAAAAAGAGCAAGAAAACGCCCTAAAACTTAAAGAAAGCATCAAAGCCAAGCAAAACTATATTAACGCGCTAAAGAACGCTATAAATCAAAAAGAACACGCAAAAAACCCTATAGAACAAGAAAGACAAACCATAGAAAGACAACGAAACGAGAAAGAACAAGAAAGACAGAACCAACAAAATGCTAAACGAGAGAAAGAACAAGAAAGACAGAACCTAAATAACGAAATTAACGCTATAGGTAACGAACGCCTAACGATTAAAGAATTAGGTACAAAAGACAATTTCTTAGGAATACAGCCTTATTTTAACTACACAGGAAGAACTTACGCAAGAGCGTCTTTTAGTGATAAGAACAAAAGCATAAAAGAATATTATGAAGTAGAAACCAAAATTAAAAACATTCTAGGATTTTACCGAATCGGAGAAAGCGATGAACGGATTTTGCAACGCTTTTTACAATTAAGCCCAGCGGTGCAAAATGAGCTTGCTTTATTGATGTTAAATTAAAATTAAAAAGAATTAACCCTTAAAATCAAGCCGTTATTTTGCTTAAATGCATAATAAAACATTTTAGGATAAAGGCATGCAAGCAGAAAACATGGACATTGACTTAAAAAACTTACCAAGCACGCCGCTATATCCGTTAAAAAATCCTACTTTAACGCCCGAACAATTAGAACAAAAACGAAAAGAACTTATTGTAGATCTCAACCAAAAATCAAAAGAACTCACCGAATTAGGTTTATTAGATAAGTTAGGAGGTTTTGTAGGTTACCAAACACAAAACGCCAAAGATCGAGAAAAACAGCTAACTGACCTTAAAACGCAAGCTATAGACAACAAGCTAGATTTTAAAGATTTACCTAATGCGCTTAAAGATGAATATTACAATAACGCAGAAACGAGCCTTTTTAATCCGCTTAAAACCAAGAACGAGATCGCCAAAGAAGACTATCAAAAAGACTTACAAAGAAAAGAAATATTAAAGAAAACTAGCCAAGAACTCACGAAAAGCGATAAGGACCTAATAGATAATGATAATGGTTTTTTTAATAATGCGATGGATTTACTTACAGGCACAAGCGAAGCGGATAAGCTTAAGGAATACAAGGAAAAAGAAAAAGCCAAAGATATAACAAAAGAAATACAGAAAGCCTATTCAGCTTTTAGCAACATTGACAAGAACAAGGATTTTTTTAGCTTATTCACTAGCGAAGATAAAGAAGCGCAAGAAAAAGCTAAGAAAGATTTTGAAACGATCGCTAAAAACCTCTATCATTTTGACAGCGTGATCTACAATGAAAAAAATGAACCTTTTGTAGTCAAAGGCGATAAGGTTTATAAAATTAACGACGGCTTTATAGACAATTTCACGCAAAGCCTTTTAAATAATAAGTTTTCTATAGCAGGAAGTGTTACCGGTGGTTTAGCAGGAGCTAAATACGGAAAGAGTGCCGGAGCTTTAGGATTAGTGGGAGGAGCGATCGCAGGCGCAGCCTTAGGAGCGACCACAGGAGCGGCTACGGATGCGATTATAACTAATCTAGCGCTAGATAGAGAGAATAAAGCCGATGAAATCATAAGGCATGCGTTAAGTGAGGGTGCTTTATCGTTAGCGACTGATACGCTTATGTTAGGAGCCGGTAAGGTTTTAAAACCGCTTGCTAAAGCGCCGTTAAAATTAGCCGAGATGAGCATGCCTTTTCAATTCACTAAAAACTTTTTCACCGGTAACGCCAAGCGCGCCAGCGAGATCATAGAAACCACGCTATCTAAAGAACAGCAACAAGCCTTAAAAGAATTTAGCGCACGATTTGGTGGTGAAACCAAGATCAACACTAACAACGCTAACGACTTTTTAAGAGAGAAGATAAAGAGCGTTTTTAAAGGCGATGAAAGCAAGTTAAACGCTTATGATAAAGTGAAAGAAATCCTAACGCTAGACAACCACAAAGAACAGCAACAAGCCTTTATAAGAGCGATACGAAGCGATGAAACCGGCAACACTTTAGCGTTTTTGGTTGAAGCCGCTAATTTAAGTCCTAAAGCTAACGCTAATTTAAAATCTATTCTTAACCAAACGACTGAGAACTTAACCAAATCCTTAAAGCAGTTTGATTTGAAAGATTATGAAATAAAAAGCGTTTTTGATAATTTAGAACAAGGCACTAAGGAAAGTTATGATAAAGCCTTGAACGAAATCATAGGAAAGCTATACGATGATAGCTACAAGGTGAATTTAAGAGAAAGCGTGCAGGATGCGACTAATCTTGAAAAGTTTTTGAACGATCTTAAAGCGCAAGGCGAGATCGATCCGCAAGCTAAAAGCTTTTTAAGGCAGATTGAAGAAAATGTTTATAACCCCAACGGCGTTACTTACGCGCAACTAAAGAACTCACGCCAGCTAATTAATGCTTATTTGAGGAATGTTAAAGATCCCTCTACTTTAGGATATATCCAAAAAGCGAGCGCTAATTTTTTAAAAAACGATATAGACAACGCCATAGATAGCTTACTCAAGCAAAATAATAGCGCTTATGAAAAAATTAGCGAATTGCAAAAAAGCGCTATTAGCGATTATAGAGAAATGAAACAGGCTTTAGAATTAGTGGATAAGGCTAAAATACGAGACAAGAACACGCAAGCAAGCGACGCCGTGAATAGCTTAATTAAAATCATAAAAGCCCAAGGTCAAAAGGATTTAAGCAACTACCACGCTCTAACAAAAGGCTTAAATGAAAGCGATAAAGAACGCCTAGAATTAAGCATTTTAAACCGCTTAGCAGAAGAAAGCCTAAAACAAGATGAAACCTTAAAAGTGTTTGACAGCGCGCATTTTTTCAACAAGCTCAACGAGTTTAAAGATGAAGTCTTTAGCACGCCAAAAGCTAAAGAATACATTGACATAGCGAGCGGTTTTCATAAGCTTTTTAAAAACGACGCTAAGATCGCTTTAAGCTTAAAGCCAGCCACGACTAAGAACTTAAGCCAAGGTTTAGCGACCACTCTAAGCGGAGCGTTAAAGTATCAATGGACTAAATTCACGCTAGGGACTTTATACCGCAACGCGCCCGATCGTATTTTAGGGATTAAATTACCTAAAGCTTTAAACGAAGCCACCGCAGGAGCGGCTTTAAAGTATCACATTAAAAGAGCGTTAGAAAGAAGCCACACCATAAGCGATTTTAGCAAGCAATTAGAACTAAGCGCTAAAAACTCCCAATTCACCAACAACACGCTTAAAATCATTGAAGAGCTTAATAATGGCGTTAAACAAGCTAGCGATGAACTCAAAGAAGCCACAAAACCGAGTAATCTAGTTAAAAGCATAAGAGAGCAAGATGCGCGCCCTTTTGAGGTCATAAAAGACAAAGAAGCTTTTTTTAAAGACTTGAACCAAAATCTAAACGATAACGCTACCGCCTTGCCTAAAGGCATGAGCGTTGAAGAATTTAAGCAAACTTTAGAGAGCGTGGAAAACAAAGAAAGGTTTTTAGAACATTTACAAACAAGAGAAAACAGCGATGAAAGGTTAAAAGCGCTTAATTTAGTAGAACACACCCTTAGAGAGCCTCACATTGAAATTTTCACTAAAGATAAAAATAACGCTACAGATAAAAAAGAATATATCAAAGCGTTTAAAGATGAAAACCAAGCGCGCCTATATATGCTAATCACACAAGATAACGATACGATTTTAAGGACTTTTATACCAGATATACCCGAGAGATATGTAAGAAATCATGTAAGAAATGCTGACATTATCCACTCTTTCATTCAGCCGAACAGAACCGCAAAGAGCGACGACGCATTAGACGCCGTAGTGGTCTATGGAGAGAATACTACTAAAAAACCCCTAACAAGTCAAGAGGATTTACTCAAAACGCAAGAAAATTTAAAAGAAACCACGCAAGATTTAAGCCCCATAGAACTTGCCAAAGCCGAAAAGCTTGCCAAATTAGAACACGCTATAACACCCCTGAAAGAATTTGGCAAGAATTACCCCGAGTTTGCCCTAAAGCCTAAGGAAGCGTTAGAAAAACTCTTGCAAGAGAAAAACGGACAAGTCGCAGGCGCAGCGTATAGGGACGATTTGGGAGGGATTGATTTTGTTTGGGGTAATAAAGATTACGGACTAGAACACATTTTGCAACGCCGAGAAGGACAAGCCATAGCTAAAGGCTTAAACGAAGCAGAAGCTAAGGAATACGCCTTAAATGTAGTTAAATCAATCCCTGAGATTATAGAAAAAGGCATTAAGGTTGATAATAACGGACGAATAGCTATTGAATACCAAAATATAAGAGTAGGTTTAAAAGATAATTGGAAAGGAGAAAAATTACCTAATCATTGGGTTATAACAAGTTATGAAAAGTTAGAGAATAGTGAAAGTTTATATACATCTCCACTAATTACAAAGAGTGAGATTCTACCCTTAAACTCTAACGAAAATCTTACCACAAACCCGCTAAAAACACAAGAAAACACGCAAAAAAATCAAGATTTAAGCCCCCTAGAACTTGCCAAAGCCGAAAAGCTTGCCAAATTAGAAAGCGAGAAGCTTGAGAGCGAAAAAGAGTTTTTGAAAGCCAAAGAGCAAGAACAAGCACGAAAAGCCGCTTTAAAAAAGAAATTAGAACACGAGCGAGGCAATGCAGGCAACATTGAAAGCCAGACTAAAATAGAAGTGGGAGAAGATATACCTACACACATGCAAGCGCAAATCCCTAAAAGCCGAGTGAGGTTAAACGAAAGAGAGATTTACGATCTAGATTATGCGATCGTGAAAGCTAAAGACCTAAAACCAAGCTTTACCACAGGCGGGACGCAAAAGCGCACCGACATGAACGAAGAACAGATTAAAAGCATTTCAGAGAATTTTGATCCTAATAAGATATTTGGTAGCGGAGGTTTTGAAGACTTGCCAATCATTTTACACGACGGGCAAGTGATCGCAGGAAACCACCGAATCCAAGGCATGCTAAATTTCACGCCTAAAAGCCGTTTTTCTTACGAGAAAGCGATCAAGGAATACTATCACATAGATTTAAAGCCGGATGAGTTGTTAGTGCGCTTGCCGTCTAATCGTTTAAATAATACCGAGATCAACAATTTAGCGGCTTCTAGCAATCAAGGACGCTTCAATAGCGAAAGCGATCACGCCATAGCGGTTTTAAGCCACTATGAAAGCAAATTAAAAGAATTAGAAAGCCAATTAAACGCTGATAGCGTCTATTCTTTAAAAAACATGGTTGCTAAAAACCTTAATTTTGATAAAGCCACCCACCCTAATGTAACCGATAGCAACTTGAGTCTTTTGATGTATAACATGCCAAGGACGAAAACGCAAGGCATAGAGCTATTAAACCGCTGGCAGAAAGAATTTTCTAACGACATTAAAAGCTATGAAAAAGTAAAAAAAATGTTTGTAGATAACGCCGGCAGTTTTCACAATTTAATCCATGACATGAACTTTCCTAATGTAAGCCTGAACGCTTATTTAAGCGATATTATGGATCGCAGTTTTGCGAACTTAAAGAATTATCAAAGCACAAGCGAGAGCTTGAAAGACTTGAGCGAGAAATTCTATAAAACGCATTCTTTAGAAATGTTTGAAAAGAGCGATCAAAATACAAGCGATATAAGCGAGATTTTAGGAGGAGCGATCGCAAGGTTTGCGAGGTTTGATGATCCTTCTAAAGCGTTATTTGAAGCCTTAAGAAGCGATAACATTAAAAAAGGTTTGAAAGAATTTAAGATCGCAGATGTTACTAAGGATATGTTTGATCCTAATAGTAAGGAATTTAAGGATATTGATATTTACGATTTCACGCATTACCTTTTAATGGTTAATAGAGAACCTAACGAAACTAATCCAGCCTTAAATCGTTTGATTGAAGCCGTAAAGGATATGCAAAAAGAGAGTAAGAAAGAAGCAAGCAAAAAGAGTGCAGAGAAGACACAAAAAGGGATTAAAGAACGAGCCTTTACAGTCATAGAAGACAAAGAAGCGTTTTTTAAAGATTTGAACGCTATAAAACCTATGCAATTACCGAGAGAGATTGATACGGATAGCTTTTTAAACGCTTTTAATGGAGTTGAAAATAAAGAAAATTTTATTAAACATTTAAAAAATAAGCCTGACAGCAAGCACCGATTAGCTTATTTGAATTTAGTAGAACCTACCTTAAAAGAACCCGATATTACGCTTATTTTTAAAAATCAAGGTAAAGAAGTTAAAAAAGAGCGCATTAAAGCTTTTCAAGGCGATCCTAAAACGATTTATTATTTTTTAGTTACACAAGATAACGATAATAAGCTTATTACAGGATTAAAAGTTAAACCAAATTACATTAAAGCAGAGATTGACAAGGCGGACATTATCCACTCTTTCATTCCGCAGGCAAGAACGCTTAAAGAATAAGCCGACGGAGTGGGCTTGCGTTTAAAGTATAAGATAAAATCGTTAATAAGTCAATGAATGATCCACAAGATACATAAAGATACATATAAAAAGGTGAAAGGCTTGAAAGGATGCGAGTAGTGGAATTTGGCGTTAGCGGGATATTAGAAGCGTTTGATTATAGAGGCGTTTTGATTCACAAGCAAGAAATACAAGCTAATGCTAAGCTACCTTTCACGCAAAAAAACTTTTTCAAGTTTAACGGCGTTAGTTTTGGAGTATGCGAGGGCGTGGGTAATTTGGATTATAGAGATTATCCTAAAAATTTGAATTTTAACGCGCTTTTAATAGATAACATAGAAAACTACCTATTGAATCTCAAAGAGCCAAAAAACGAGCAACAAAAGGCTTTATTAGTGGATTTTTTAGGCGTTTATGACAAGAACATTAAAAAAGGTTTTTATTACTTAAAGCCTAAATTTTTTTTAGAAAAAGAAAAAGAACTATTAGAAAGGATTTTGAAATGATAGAAGTTAGCGAAGTGATTGCCAAAGTTAGAGAGCGATTGAACGACAATGAATCAGGAAATTATGAAATATTAGACAGCGTGCTAGTGGAGAATATCAATCAAGCGCTTTTAAAAATTTGTTTAGAATTCAAGCTTAACAAAACGCTCACAAGAGCCTTAATCACTGAAGAAGAACGCTTTTTAACGCTTTATAACCTTTTAGGGATAGAAAGCGTGAAGTTAGATAAAAAAGAAATAGAAAGCCGTAACACGATAGAAAAAGATACCGGAGAATTAGAATTATTGATTTTGAGCGATAAGATAAGTGTAACGCCGTTTAAGAGTGGAGAGCTTGAAGTGGTGTATTACACCTACGAAGAGGTTAGTAACATTTTAGACACCATCAAACTGCCTAAAATATGCCTTGATGTTTTGGTCTATAGCGTTTTATGCAACCTTTTAGAAATACCTAACAATGAAACCAATTTTAGCGTTTTAGCGAACTATAAGCAATTATTGAAGCTTGCTAAAGACAACTTAACGAATTATTTAAGTTTGATGTATTCAAAGAATATTCATTTTAGCAAGGTTGTGAGGGTTTGAGGAGAGCCTCTTGATTGGCTATATCCAATTCAATCAAGAGGATTATAAAGTGGTTTAAATGCTAACAACATTTAACTAAACCGAAAAGAAACCGCTATTAGATGCGACAGAAAATCTAATAGCGGAAGAATATTATCTAAAAGAAAAAATGAAAAATAGGGTTATAGTTATTTTTTTTTATATAACCCTTAAAGTTTGTTTTAATTTTGGTTAAAGTTTGAATATCACAATGAAAAGGATAAGCATGAGTATTAAGGAAAAAGAAATCGAGCTAGAAACTCTAAAGCGTGAGATCGCGCAAGCGGAAGCGAGTTTAGAGCAAGATTTCATTAAGCACATGGTGGATAAAACTAATGAGAAAGTGGAAGATTTGTTTTTTAGCGACAAGCCGGGGTTTTATCGTTTTGTTTTCACGGAACAAAACAATTATTTGAAAGAAAAACTAACGGATAAGGTTACTAAAGCCATGGATTTAAGCGATGAAATCCAAAGAGATAAGGACGCTGAAGAAATTGAAAAAGACAAGCAAGCGTTTTTAAATAAGCACCCTGAAGTTGATTTTAATGTACTTTTAGAATTTTACGAAGAAGAGTTGCCAAAACGCATTAAAACGCAGATTGACAAGTTAGAGGGCGTGGCTTTTTTTGAAGCGGTTTTAGACTATTTCAACGCTATGAACGCTAAAGAAGAAGAGCCTAAAAACGAAAGCAAAGAAGAAGAAAGCAAATTACCTAAAGAAGCGTTAGGCAATGGTGTGAGTGGCGTAGGTTACGCTAATAATGAAAACATTATGACAAGGTATTAGGAGTAAAAAAATGTTAGAAAAACTTAATAATATCAATTTCAACAACATTTCCAATAACCCGAATTTAGGTATAGAAGTTGGCAGAGAGATCCAGAATGCAAGCTGGATTAAGAGTCCGTTTTTTAGCATTACAGGCACAGGTGCGGATCGTGGCGTGAGGCTTTTTAGCGTGGCTAGTCAGCAACCATTCCGCCCAAGGATTAAAGCGCAACTAACTGGTAGCGGTGTTACCGGTAATACGGATTTTGAGGCCAACTACGACAATTTAGAAATTTTAAGTCAAACGATCTATCCGGACGCTTTCGGTAATTCTTTAAGGTCTAAAATCAAAGCCTACAGCGAATTAGAACGCATTGATTTCATTAAGGAGAGCGTGGATAGCTTGACTACATGGATGAATGAAGAGAGAGATAAAAGAATCGTTGCAAGCTTGACGAACGATTTCACAAATTACCTTTATAACGCTAAGATGAATGTGGCAACGATTAGAAAAGCGATTTTTCACGCTAGAAACGGCTTAAAAGCGGACAACAAAAAAGCTTTTCCCATTAAACCAATTAGAGCGACTATGCAAAGCGTTGGCAATGTGGTGGTGCAAAACACAAGTTACATTATCCTTTTAGATAGTTATCAAGCGAACCAACTAAAAGCCGATAGCGAATTTAAAGAACTACGAAAGCTTTACGCTTTCGCTGGAGAGGATAAAGGCATGCTCTATAGCGGTCTTTTAGGAGTGATTGACAATTGTCCGGTGATTGATGCAGGCGTTTGGAATAAGCTTAATGTTGGCATGCCTAATTCTAGCGTGAGCGATAGCGATTTTTCACGCTATATCAATAAAGCGAATGTTGAAAAGATTGTAACGCCTACGCAGCTGAAAGAAAAACTAAAAACAGAAAATAAAGAAATCTCGATCGGTTGTTTGATCGGTGCAAGCGCGGTATTATTAGCAGGATCTAAAGAAACAAGATTCTATATTGATGAAACCGTGGATGCAGGCAGAAAGTCTTTAGTTGGCGTGGATTGTCTTTTAGGTGTATCTAAGGCAAGGTATCAAAGCACGGACGGCGTGGTAACGCCTTACGATAACCAAGATTACGCCGTGATCGGTTTAGTGTCTAATATGGAGTAAGAAAGGAAAAAAAATGAAACAGAAAGTCCATAGCGTGAGCTATCTAGCAAGAGCGGAATTTGAGTTTAAGAACGGCGTTTATGATTTAGTGGCCTTGCCTAGCGGTGCAGAAGTGGTGAAGGTGAGTTTAGAAGTGGTAGGTAGTCCTACGGCTGGAAAAGTTAGCGTAGGTTTTAAAGACGAAACCACAAAAAATTATTTTCTGATTTTAGAAAACATTAGCACCGAAAAGAACGCCACAAGCGCTAAAGACTACACAGCTACGAGCAATAAGGTAGTAGTGGCAGAAGTGAAAAACGCTAACGGTAACGACATCAAAGGCGTTTTAAGAGTGTTATACTTTTTACCGAGCGTTATTGAAGTAGAGTATTAAATAATTTAAGCATTTTTCAAATGTTTAGAAATGTTTAGAAATGTTTAGAAATGTTTAGAAATGTTTAGAAATGTTTAGAAATGTTTAGAAATGTTTAGAAATGTTTAGAATGCTTTAAAACTTTAAGAAAGGCTAAAAAATGTTTTTTAGAAACCCTTTAAACGATAAGAACTATTTCAAGCCACAAGACGCTAACACGCAAGAATTAGCATTCTTACCGAAAAACTTCGGCGTAATGAATTATTCTAAAACGAGTTATAGCGATTTTTTAAACAATTATAAGCCAGCGCCTAAAACTTCTAAATTTTCTCACTTTATGGATAGCGTGGGAGGTTACGGAGGTTTAGGAATGCTAGGAGGAGCGATCGGAGGTTTAGGTAGTTTGATCGTTGGAGCGATAAACTTTAGCGAGCAAAACAAGAACGCTAAAGAAAGCATGAGAATGGCAAGAGATCAGTTTGAATTAGAAAAACAACGCTATAACGCCAGAGAGCAAGAACGCTTAAAAAATAGAGAAGAAATTGACAACATCGCTAAAGCGAACGCTGATATAATGACAAGATTTTAGCGCGCTAATAACCCTTTAAAATAACGCTTTACTTTTGCTATTCTTTAGTAAAAAGAATAAGGCGTATGTATGGACTTCACCACACTACAGAATGATTTCTCTAACGACTATCAGAAGGCTTTAAGCGCTAACGCTGAATTTTTAGAAGCCAAGAAATACTACAACGGTAACCAACTACCGCAAGATGTTTTAAACATTATTTTAGAGCGAGGCCAAACGCCAATCGTAGAAAACATGTTTAAAGTGATTGTGAATAAGATTCTAGGTTACAAGATAGAAAGCATTAGCGAGATACGACTAAGTCCTAAACAAGAAGAAGACAGAGCCTTAAGCGATTTGTTGAATAGTCTTTTACAGGTGTTTATCCAACAAGAAAACTACGATAAATCCATGATAGAACGAGATAAGAACCTTTTGATCGGTGGTTTAGGTGTGATCCAATTATGGGTTACTCAAGATAAGGAAAAAAATGTAGAAATTGAAATTAAAGCGATAAAACCCGAGAGCTTTATTATAGATTATTTTTCTACAGATAAGAACGCACTAGATGCAAGGCGTTTTCATAAGATGCTAGAAGTTAGCGAGCAAGAAGCCTTATTATTGTTTGGTGATAGCGTGATTATTAATTATTCTTTTGTCAATCACGAAAGGATAGCGAGCGTTATTGAAAGTTGGTATAAAGAATTTAATGAAGAAACAAAAAGCTATGAGTGGAATAGGTATTTATGGAATAGAAGCGCTGGTATCTATAAAGCTGAGAAAAAGCCTTTTAAAAATGGTGTATGTCCTTTTGTAGTATCCAAGCTATACACGGACGAATTAAACAATTACTACGGCTTGTTTAGAGATATTAAGCCAATGCAAGATTTTATTAATTACGCTGAAAACCGCATGGGTAATATGATGGGAAGTTTTAAGGCGATGTTTGAAGAAGATGCTGTTGTGGATGTAGCGGAATTTGTAGAAACCATGAGCTTAGACAATGCGATCGCCAAAGTGCGCCCGAACGCATTGAAGGACCATAAAATCCAATTCATGAATAATCAAGCGGACTTGAGCGCTTTAAGCCAAAAAGCTGAACAAAAACGCCAATTATTAAGGCTATTAGCTGGACTGAACGATGAAAGCTTAGGAATGGCAGTTAATAGACAGAGCGGTGTTGCGATCGCGCAAAGAAGAGAGAGCGGACTAATGGGCTTACAAACTTTTTTAAAAGCTACGGATGAAATGGATCGGCTGGTTTTTAAATTAGCGGTTAGCTTTATTTGCGATTATTTCACTAAAGAACAGGTTTTTAAAATCGTTGATAGGAAGCTAGGAGATAGGTATTTTAAAATCAATTCTAGCGATGATAACAAGATAAGACCGCTTAAATTTGATTTGATTTTAAAATCTCAATTAAAGACTGAAAGTCGAGATGAAAAATGGTATAACTGGAATGAACTATTGAAAATTTTAGCGCCAATAAGACCGGATCTAGTGCCTAGCTTAGTGCCATTGATGCTAAACGACATGGACAGTCCAATTACTAACGATGTTTTAGAAGCGATACAAAACGCTAACGCTATGCAACAACAAAACGCTGAAGCGAATGCACCTTATAACCAACAGATCCAAGCCTTACAAATCCAAAAATTACAAGCTGAGATCATGGAATTGCAAGCTAAAGCTCATAAATACGCCGAACAAGGAGCTTTATCACAAACCACGAACGAAAGTGAAAAGATTAACCAAGCCGTAGCGCTTAGTGAAATGCAACAAGAAAACGCTAATAACGCTAATAACGCAAACGCTAACAAGCCGTCAAAGAAGCTAAAAACGAGCGATAAAACCACATGGCGTAAATACCCGAGCGCGCAAAATTTGGATTATTGAAAATGCGTTTTAAAATTTTAGAGGTGTTAGCGCTTAGCGTTTTAGTTTTGAGCTTAGGGATTAGTTTTATTTTGTGCCTTTTGTTTTCTATGGAAGCGTTATTTCATGGATAATAAGCAAAGAGCCTTAAAAGAATTAGCGATTAGAGAGTTAGCAAGGCGTGATTTTTACCAATTCGTGCGTTTGAAATGGGAAAGGTATGAAAATAAACCTTTCTTAGATAACTGGCACATTAAGTATTTGTGTAGAGTTTTAGAATGCACGCAACCAAACACATGCCAAAGCGATGAGCTAATAAGGCGTTTGATTTTAAACATGCCTCCAAGCTATGGAAAAACGGAGATTATTGCAAGATGCTTTATAGCCTGGAGTTTAGGTAAAGATAGGACTAAAAAAATTTTTTATATTTCTTATAGCGATGAGTTATGCAGAAAGATCGCTAACCAAGTAAGAGATTTAATGGATAGCTTTTTTTACAAAAGCGTTTTTTTTGATGAGCCTTTAGAGTTTTTGCAAAACAACTCAAGAGAGTTTATTTTGCGAGAAGGTGGAGGCTTGTTTGTAACGACCTTAAAAAGCGCTCTTACCGGATTTCATGCTAATCAGATACTCATTGACGATCCGATTAAAGTAAGCGGCATGAGCTATAAGAAAGAAGTAAACTTAGTCAATACTAACTTTAAAGAAAGCGTTATTTCACGCTTACAAGACACGGAATCTAATATAACTATTTTGATGCAACGATTAGGCGCTAATGATTTATGCGGTTTTTTACAAAGCAGGAGAGAGTTTGATGAAGAAACGATTAAAAAATGGAGAATCATACAGCTTAAAGCCTTGAACGAAAATAAAGAAATCTACAAAATAAAGGATTTTGAACACATAAGAGAAAAAGATACGCCGTTGTTTGAAGCTAAGCATAACAAGGAACAATTAGAAACCTTAAGGCTACAAATGGGAAATGATGAATTTTATTCACAATACCAACAAGATCCAGTCGTTAGCAGTGGTGGTTATTTTGATCCGCAGTATTTAAAGAAAGTATTCACGCATGAATTAGGAGAGATGAATACTTATATTTTTGTAGATAACGCTTTAAGCTTGAGTCAAAACGCAGATAATAGAGCTATTGTCGTCGTTGGCGTAGAAAACTATAATGAAAGCGTTAGGTATATTGTTCTAGATTGTTTTTTTGGAATATGGAGTGAAGAAGAAACCATTAAACACATTCTAGCGGCTAAAGAAAAATACAAGGACGCAAAAGCGTTTATAGAAAGCGACGGTGGAGGTTTGGTTTTGTATCGTTTGCTTTTAGTAGCGTTAGCAAGGCACAACCAAGAAGCCAAAGAAAGCAATAAAGAATTATTGAGCGATGAAATCGTTTGCTACACGCCAAGCCGAAAGATTTCAAAAGTGGATAAAATCAAAGCAATAAGACCTTTTTATAATACCGGGTTTTTAGCGTTTAGCTATTCTAGCAACAACACCGAACAGATAGAAAAAGAACTTTTTAGCTTTAATCCTGATAAGCCTTTTAAAAAAGATGATTGTATAGACGCACTAGCGAGCGCGATAACGCATGAGAGCGTGAAAGCGCCAATAAAGAAAGAAAGAGAGGTTAAAGCAAGCTATAGGTTTTATTCTAAACCGACATGGCGCATATAGAATAACCCTTTAATTAATGCTTTTGATAGTGTTTAATAAGAAAAAAGAAAGGTTTCTAATGAAAAATATAAATATTGTTATTAAAAATTTTAAGAATATTGAAAACATTAAAAAAAAGCGTTTAGCGTGTAAAAAGGTTAATAAAATAGCGTTAGAGCGTTTAAAAAATAAAGGTTATAGGGATTTCATTTCTAAAATCAAAAGCCAAAGACAAAGCGATGATGAAAAAATAGAAAATTTAGAGCTGAGCTATCTTAACGCTGGGATTTAAGGGTTAGTGCATGTGGAATGAAAAAACTTTAAAAATAATACCCGCATTATTATTTCTTTTTGTTTTGTTGGAAATTTTTCAACTGGTTTTGGTTATTGAAGATATGAACAAGACCGAAAAATTAGAAAAACAATCATTCAATAATTTAGAAGTTTCTAAAACGATTATAAAATTATTGAACGAGCATTTAGAAGGCAGCATGAGTAGCAATTTAAAAGATAAAAATAAATACAAATGATGCAACATATCATTATTTTAGGTTATGAAATTTCAAAATTTACTCCGTATTTTTTATTATTTATCATTGGATTATTTGTTGGGTTTTTGTATGTTTTGAGAAGCTTAAGGAATGAAAATTTTAAAAATCTAACCGAAAAAGTGCTTTATATTATTCAAGGCATTGGATCTAGCATGTTGATAACTTGGATCAGTTACGAACTCATGAATTATGTTTTTAATTTACCTGTAAGTTTGTGTGTAGCGGTTAGTGGAGGCGTTGGTTATTTAGGCGCTGAAAGTGTGAGCGCTTTAGTGTTAGATAGTTTAAAGAAAAGGTTGTAAAATGGATTTGAAAGGTTTAGAGAACGCTTTAAATAACGGTGACTTTAAAGAACAAGTAACTAGCAGCTTAGAGGGCATTTATCAAATTTCTAAGGTTTTAAACCAGTTAGATCTCTTAAAAAATTTTAGCGATCACGATTTAGAAATCGTGGAAAAAATCCAAACAATAAAAAACGCGCTTTCAAGCTATGAAACGATCGAACAAGAACTAAAGGCTAAAATTGACGCTTTAGTGAGTAGTTTAGAAACTAGAAAGCAAGAATTAGAAGCGCGCTTAAATACGGAATTACAAAGCGTTAGAACGAGTGAAATACAAAAATTAAATGAAACAGGAAGCGAGCTAAAAAATAATCTTATCAATGAACTCAAAGAAGCTAAAATCCATCTGGCGCAAGAATTAGAACAATTGAAGGCAAGCGCGCAAAGCTTAAGGCCGCAAATTCAAGGCGTAACGAAATTTTTAGGTATTTATGTTTATGGGGAGCAATCGTTTTTTAAAAATGAAAGCGATAAATTCATAGAATTGTTTGAGTTTTCTAATTTCAATTTAAAAGCTAATAGAAGCTATATCGTAGAATTTAGCATGCCGTTTGAATTACAAACGAACGGAATTTATAGTGAAAGTATGGGAGAAATGATTTTATGTTTGAAAGCTGATAATAGCGTGTATCCGATCATTAATAGCTTTTATCAAAATAAAACCAGTAATTTAAGCGTTGGCAATAAATTGGCAGATACATATAGAACTACTTGTATTTTTAAAATACCTAGCGTTAAAGTGGATTGTAAAATAGCGGTATTTGCTAGGAAACATAAGAATTTATGGATCAATGTGAATTACACTTCTAACACAAAAGGCTTTGAAGTTAGCTTTTTAAATAACGCCTCGTTTAGTAGCGACTCCTTGTTTAGTAGCGACTTCACCACGAAAAGCTTGCCGACAGAATATAATAACGAAATGGTTTTTTATAAGCATTCTCAAGCGTTGATTTATGAAATTTTGTAATGAAACTTTTGTTTTTAGCGTGTGTTTTTGGAATTAGCTTTACTGCATGCGCTAAAAAGGTGATTTACAGAGAGGTTAAAGTGCCTATTAAATGCGATATTGAAATACCGACACGACCGAGCGAGCATTTAAAAGCGTTAGAATACTTAAGAGAATTACTAATTTATACTGAAACGCTAGAAAACGATTTGAAGTTTTGCACAAAAAAACAATAACCCTTAAAAATCACGCTTGATTAGGATTAAATACCAAAGAAATGAAAGGAAGTTAATGTATATAGCGCTACTAGAAAGAAAACACGATTTAAACCCGATTTTAAGAAAAGACAAGAAAGAAAGCGGCATGTTAGGCGAGTTTAGAGTATTTGAAGCTACGCACAATCAAGGTATAAGCGATAAAGCGATACTGAAACACTACGAAAAACAAAACGCTCTATTTAGTTGCTTTTCATTAGAAAACAGCGGAGAGCCAACGGATACGCCGAATTTAGATAAGCCGATCGTGGCTAGAGATTATATATTAGAATGGAGCGATACGAGTTGCACGGTGCCTAAAGAATACCAAAACAAAAAGTGCAATAAAGAGCGCCATGAAGTGTTACAGCTTATAGATCCTAATAACAAGGATTTCAAAAACCGAAAAATTTTAATCCATGTAGGAAACAGCGCGCATGATACTTTAGGATGTGTTTTGTTAGGTATGCAACACGATGAAGAAATGATTTATAAAAGCAACGAAGCGATAAAAAAGTTTTTTGATTTAGTCAAAGATAAGGGCGTTAATAATTTTTTGTTTAAAGTGATTGACAAGGCTTAAAGAATGGATACAACACGATTTATAAGGAACTTTATTTTATTTAAAGAAGTTCTACAAAAGCAAAATTTCAATAATAAAGATTTGAACACCACGAGCATGCAAGCAGCCTTACAAAGCGAGCAGTTAGCTTTAAATGAAGAAGCGCAATACCTACAAAGCGAACAAGTTAGAGCGAAAATGCAAATAGACTTTTTAGGAATGCAAGCGAATTTACAAAACGCCAAAGCCGAAACATTAAATAAGCTTATTCAATGCGAAGCGATGATAAAAAGCCTAAGAGATAACGCTATAATCAACCGCGCAAACGCATTTGTGAGCTTGTTACAGGTGCAAGCGAACGCCTCTAATGCGCTTACATTTCATAATTTTGAAACAGCGTTTAAAATTATAAGCCAGATCGGATCTGAATACGATGAAACCAATTCTAGCAATTTTAAAAAAAATAACGCAGGTGCGACAATGAAAAAAGAAAACCAAACCAACGAATTAAAAACAATATTAAACAAGTTAAGCCAGGAATTAGACAAGTTGAACGAACAAAGCGAAGTTAATTCTATACAGGTTTTTAGCGATAAATTAGAAGTGTTAAAAGACGCACCGACGAGGTTATGGGGATTTAGCACTTTGTCTAATGCTAACGAAGGCTTTTACAATGAAGAGAATGAAGAGATAGCGCGCGGTAGCGTGTGTTTATTTAGAAGTGATAAAGTGGGTAAGCATATAATAACTTTTAAAGCTAGCAAGGAAGCTATTAAATTAGAAAAGAATATTACTATAAGCGTGGTTTCAAACAAACTCAAAGAAAGGACTAACTAATGGCTTATTTTGAAAGTATTACAGCAGGCAGAGGTGGATTAGATAGTTTTAATCAAGCGTTGAATAACCAACGATACGCTAATTTAGTGCTGAATGAAAGCATGGGTAATTTCGCAGCCACGATCGCTAATGCAGGAAGCCTTTTTGATAACGCTAAAATAAGAGAAGAAGCGCTAAAGTATCAAAGAATGCGAGATTTAGCTAACGACAAAAGACAAGCGGAAGCGTTTGACTTGCAAAAAAGACAAGCCGAGCAAAGCATGGATTTTGCTAAAAGCCAACAGCGCATGCGTGAAGAACAACACAAGCAAGATCAAGCGATAAAAAAACTCCAAGCGCAAGGAATAGCGCTAGAAAACAAGCTAAACGAAAAACAGCAAGCATGGCTAATGAAAGCAACGCCAAAGACAACAGCGGTAGCGTTAGTTAGTGATAACGCTACGAATTTAACAAAGGTGCCACTAACAACACAAAGCGCGCCAATAACGCCAAACAATAAAACACTATCTAAAGAAGAATTCAGAGCGCTTTACGCTAATCCTATGTTTAGATTTTAATGCCTTATGATTTGATCTTTAGGGCATTAAGGAGGATAGTGCCTTATATTATCATCGTTATATTGCTAATAATGAACTCTAACTTAAAAACTAAATTAGCGTTAGCGAATGAAAGACTAACAATTAACGAAGTGCATTTGATTAAGCAAAATGAAGCGATCCAAACGCTAGAATTAGAAAGCCAACAATACAAGGCTAACAAGCTTTTAGAAACACCAAAGATTAAAGACAAATACCATAAAATCATCGTTAAAGACCACACATGCGAAGCGAAGTTAGAAAGCTACGAATCACTAATAAACGCATTTAAAAAATATAACCCTTGAAATAGTTTTTTATATTTTTTATAATTTTTGTAACATATAGAAAGGAATGAAAAATGAAACTCTATAACAAGATACAAGAACTCATTAACGAAAGCGAATCGCTCAAACAAAAAAATAATGAAGTGTTAGGATTAGCGAAAAACGAATTAAGCGATCTAGTCAATACTAAAGCTAACCAAAATCTAGAAAGCTTAAAAAACGAATTTCAAGGCTATTTAGACGGACAATTAGTAGAGATGCCTTTAATCGTAAAAGAAAATGTAAAAGAACTTATCAATAACGAAGCGCTGACTAAAGAAATACACAACGAGCTTTTAAACCAATTTGACAAGCAAGCGATAACTAACAATTTAAAGCAAGAACTAAAAAACGAGATTAAAAGCAATTTTAATAACCTTTTAAGCAATAGAGAATTACAAAACGAACTAAAACAGGCTAAAAGCGAAATTGTAAGCGAAACCACAAGCAAGACTATAAACGCGCTAGCAAGCAAGGTTTTAGGTATTTTAGAAAGCAAACTAAACGCTATTATAGAAAGCGTGATTAAGAATTTAGATTTTAGTTTTTTAAGCGCTCAACCGAAAGCATTCTATAGCGTGATTAACAAAAATTTGAAAGGAATGTTTTTTAAAGAGCTTGAAAGCGAGTTTTTAAAGAAATATATTAAAGAAGCCGTTAATAATGCCTTAAATGAAGCCGAGCAACTCAAAACTTTAAGGTTAGCCGAACTTAAAGCGTTATCCTATTTGCAGGTAACGATAGAAAGCAATAAGGTGAAATTATTACAAGACGCTTTAATGATTGAAGCCGCTAATTTAAACAATAAGATGAAAATAGAAAATGAGATCGCTTATAATCTTAAGCGTAAAGAATTGATTGAGCAAGGCAAGCTAGAAGATGAATTATTTAAAAAAAACATTTTTAAGGTAATTTGACAGAAAGGATAACGCTATGGACGAAAGAACAGAAAGTGAAATTTTTGAAGAACAACTAAACAGCCTCTACAAACCGCTAAAACAACAGAAAGCAACGCCAGAAAGCGGTAATGAAAATAATCAAAGTTTAGCTAACCAAAATTTAGCTAATCAAAATTTAGCTAACCAAAATTTAGCTAATCAAAATTTAGAAAATGTGCCGTCTTATCTCTCTACCGGAATTGATTATTTGGATAAAAAAATCAAAAATAGAAGTATAACGGCGTTTGATTATTACATGGCTAAAAAGTTTTTAGGTCTTGATTTAAGCATTAATCTAAATGGTAACTTGAATATTAAAAGCGATAATAAAACAAGGTTAGCGAGCATTAATAAAGCTACACAGGATATTTTTGATGATATTAAGGCTTTAGATTTGGGAAATGATTTAATACAAAAAGCGCAAGAACACAGCGGACTTTTTAACCAGATTAAGCTATGGATTAACCACAAGACAAAAGGTTTAAAAGGCGTTGATTATGATTTAGCTCAAACCGACAACGCTAGAGTTAGTTATGCTAACCGAGTTGCAAAGACGATGGCGCAAGGCGGACAAGTAACGCAGAAATTAAGAGATGAAGCTAAAACGATGACAGAGTGGCTGGCAAGAAGCAAGGAAGAAAACACCGCAAGAACCGCGCAAACGCAAGAAGTGCTACTCAATTCTTTAAAAAAGAACGCGCAAATGTTAGAAAGCTTGGGCGGTAATGTATCTCCGTTAGTGTTAGCAAAGATCAAAGAACACCAGGACAAATTAAATTATATTAACGAGAGAGCCGGAAAAATTGATCTTAAACAATACCAAAGCTTGAGCGCTAAAGGCTTGTAATGGAAGAAGAAAACAAAGAAAACGAATTGATTTCAAAAATTGATCTTAAAAGAGCGGTTAGAGAAGCGTATGAAGACACTTTAGCCACGCAAGGCGAGATCGCCGCTAAATTCAATATAAGCCGACAGACTCTTAACCAATGGTCAAAGCAAGGCGAATGGACAAGTAGGAAAATTTTCAATGAAATAAGAGCGATGTATGAAACGCTAGGAATGAGCATTAGAGAACTTGCGAAAAAGTATAAGATGAATGAACATTATCTTAGGTATATCAAAACACGCCAAAACTGGATAAAACGCAGAATCACGAAAGATTTAGAAGAAAAAGAAATAAAAGAGATTTTAGGCGATAAGCTGACTGAAAAAAACATGGATTTGTTTTTAGACACGAAAAAAGAAGAAGTCAAGGAAACGATAAAACAAAGTTTAGAGCATTTGAACCTAGATCCGATCGTTTTAGAAGCGATAACAGAAAGTACAAGCGACGAACTATTATTGAAAGCGATGAATACCGCTTATATTAAAAAACAGATCTTATTTTGTGCGGTAGTGGCTAGAGGCGAACTGATCAAGATGATTAAGCGAGCGAGCTTGACCAATAACGAAAAGGATAGCGCTAATATTATCGTAGCGGCTGAGAAAGTGTCTAAACTTTTTATTGATGCTGGAGTTAGCTTGTTTGGAAAAGAACAAATCCAAGTAATAGAAGGAAGTAATGAAAACAATGTAGCGCAGATGAGCATGAGCGATTTATTAGCGTTAGCGAATGATAGTAATAACGAAAGCGGTTATAATGAAAGCGTGAGCGGTGTTAGCGAGTGA